TCTGTTTGTTATTGGGAGAATCAAAATTTCCCTTACCCCACCAATCTGGTTTTTCTTGAAAACATGGTAGAAGGTCTCTTCTGATTTGTATTCCCTCACAACATCAAAACTGGTTCTCAGACCTTTGTCCAACAGCTCTAAAACTCCTTCTATGCATCTCCTTCTGGGGTTCTGCCTATCCTTTTTTTCATTAAACCTCTCTGTTTCTTTGGTTGAGGAGGATTTATATGTGGCATACTCATCTATACTCTTATTTACATTCAACCTAGTACAAGCTGCTACAATTTCATCTGCAAATGTGTCATTATGGTCCATTCTTAGTAGCTTAGCCCCTATTTCTATTGCTCTAGCTGAAAACATATGGGTTTTAGACTGTAATATAACATCTTTTGCATACGTCACATCATCCCTATGGTCATAGCCTAGATTCATGGCCATGCGTTTTGATATGTTGTAAGAATGCTCTCCCTCTAAGATCTTTTCTAATATCTGAAAACTAGAATGAGTAGGATCATCCTGATTCTTATTGAACAACATGGTGAAATACATCTCACATAAAATCTCACTAAATTCAGCCATAGGATACATATCCACAACCAGTGGTCGAAATAATTTCACATTTGATCCACCATGAGAGTCCAGAAACATATGATTGACATAATCAAATTTAATGTTTCCAAAGGTTGTAGTTCCTTTGATGTTCCATATTTTCATGTTGTCAACAAACTTACAAAGTCTCTTGATCAAATACAATTGTAATGGTGATCGGATCGGCTCAATCAGTTTGTCCATACAAGATCTCATTTTTGGAAATACTGAAATAGAGTTCATTACGATGTATCTAACATTCTGCAACATCTTTGAAGTTGATCTCCTATCTTCCATATATATCATTATTATTAAGCCAAGGGAATTTGATGTGTCCTCATTTATCAACTCTGGTAATGTCATTAGATCTGATTGTTTTTCGTCTTGATCATCCAAATGTTTGTCTTTTTTCATAAAATCAGAGATGTGGACTCTAGATCGATACCTTAAAGACATCATGGAGCAATATGTCATCATGATTTTATCATAAGATCGTATATAATGATCAAGTCTATGAACATCAGCAGATAACCAGTCAGATGATAGTATATATCCATAATCATTCCATTTTTTAAACCAGAGTTTCCTAAGAAGTGATGTGTTCACCACTTCAAAGTCTTTCTTCATGAGGACCTTAAACCACACAATATTAGCAAGCTCTCCACATCTTAGTTTAGAGCCTGGAAATAATAAGATGAACACCCCTTCAACTCCAGTTGGTTTTAGAACAAATTTTTTTCTTCTGTCTCCTCTCATGCTGTTAATGTTTATTTCTCTATATATGGATTGACAAGCTTTCACATAATTAAGACCCATACCACCCAGATTAGAAACAAAATTCAGAGCCTCTTCAGTTGAAA